ACTTATATATTTGCTTACATTAGAGCATAAAAAAAACACCTCGTAAAAGGTGCTTTAATTATTAGTATTTAATTGCTTTTATATCTGTGTTATTGGACTAACAAAATCTTGTATTTGTTTTATTTCTCTTACAATAATTTCTTTGCTATTGTTTAAATAGTTTTGACAATATACAATTGCATCTTGTTTTGTTTCTTTTGTTATTAGTTGCAGTCTATCGCCTACAATTATTGCAAAAGTTTTTGAATGTGTTTTGTGTTTGATTTTCATAATTATATAATTTTGTAGTTTGTTTTATTAATTGTAAGAGTAAGCAAAGTATTAAAATTTATCATTCTAAAGGCTTTTATTCTCATGTCATAGACTGGTAAAAGATTATATTCTTTTGCTTTATATGGTGCATTTCTTCCAGTCTTACTCTTATATTTCTTTCCTAGTCTAGCCGTAAGCGTTCTAATAGTGTTATCTTTTTTGATAAAGGTACTACTAAAAATTTGTCCGTTAGTTTCTCTTATTAGTTCCTTTGCTTTATCTGTTGTAATTGTATTCATTTGTTTATTGTTTTTAAATTAATAAATTGTTTTGCTCTTGCTTTTATTTCTTCTTTACTTAGTTCTAGTTCTATATTACCTAAATTTAAAAATATTTTATTATCTTTTATAAATGTGTTAATTTGATAAAGTTTAAATAATTCGTTTGCTTGTTGTAGTGTTTGTTTTTTCATGTTTAAATGTTTTTATTAGCACCCTGAAGTTAATAATGCTATAATTAGTAAAAATGTTAATTGTGTATTACTCCAATTTGTGAGCGGTAGTTGTCCCCTTGCCATGTTATAAAGTTTTAAAGTTAATATCTATTTTTTCCCCGTCCCACTCTTTACCATTTAAGAACCATTTAAAATTCTTTTGTCTTATATCTACATTAGGTAAGGCGTTTAAACGTTCTTTTGTTGTATTGCTGAACCAACCACATGAATCTATTGTAAGCGTTCGTTCTGGGTCGTTGTATCTGTAAGCGATAGAGTTGCCATGTAGTTTTAAAATTGATACGTTTGGCAATACTTCTACCTCCATATTTGCTTTTTTAAATCTTTCAGCGTTCATAAATGCGTTAACTGATTCTTCTGTAATTTTTCTCATTTTATATAGTTTTATTAGTTATTAATTATTTCGTTGAGTTTTGGTTCTACATCTTCCCAAAATTTATCTTCTTTTTGTCTTGATGCGTGTACACTTGCTAGAGTTTCTGAATTTATATTTTCTAAAGAGTATCCTAATTCTTGGGCATATTCTATTGACTCGCAAAGGCTCGGGTCATTATCTCTTAGATAATCCATTGCTTTAGAATAATACATTATATCAACATAAAAAAACCCGTTATCCTTTAGCGTATCAAATATTTCGTAAGTATCATAATCTTCTAACTCATCAGGTGAGCAGATAAACTCTGTCGCATCCTCTCCTAAATACTCAAGACTTAAATCTTGCAAAGTGTTTTTGATTAGTTCGTTTTTTGTCATTGTGTCCATTGTTTAAAGTGTTTAAAGTTAATTAATAGTAATTTTCAATTATTAAAATAGTTGTTAATATAGTAGCAAAAAAGAAAGAAACCATTGCAATATTATCTAAAATTTTATTTCTTCTTATTCTCTTTTGCTCTGTTAAGTTTTTTATATTATAGTTTTGTACTTTGTTTTTCTTGAAAAAGTTTGTTAATTCTTCCTCATTTAAAAAATAATTTGTTTTGCTTTTCTTGTTTGTTATTTTGTAATTATTCATAATTTTAATTTTTAAGCGTTAATGATTTGTATTATTGTAAAAGTAAATAGGCTTAGAAATCCTCCTATATATACAAAGTCTAAAATTCTAGTTGCTAATGTGTTTGTGTTTTGTGTTTGTGTTTGTGTGTTCATTGTTTTTGTTTTTAAGTTAATTATTATGTTGCAAATATACGACACTTTTTAACATTACAAAATAAAATGTGTAAAAGATTAATATTTATTTTACTCTAGTAAAACGGCTTTTTTTTAAAGTTTTTTTAAAATAATGTTTTTTTTATGCTCTTTTTTTAGTCGTTTTTTTGCTGCTTATATTGAAAAAGTGTTTTTTATGGTGCTTTTGTTTGTTTGTTGGTGCTGGCTGGTTTGTTGGCTTCTTTTTTCTATATAATAGAACGCACGCACGCAAATAACAAAATATTTTAATTATCCTAATATTTTAAAAAAAAGTTATTAACAATTAAATTGTTTACAAAATAGGGGCAAAAATTATAAAAGGAGAAACAAAAATAAAATCTCACTCAAAATCTCCTAGCCAATATACCTAGCAGTTTCATAGCAGTTTCACCCAGCAGTTTCATCAGCAGTTTCAAGGCAGAAACAGTTTCAAGAAAATTTTTTGTAAAAGTTTTTTAGAAAATTATTTTATTTTCATATACCAATCAAGGACATCCATACATTCTTCAAGTCCTTTAACTACCTTAGCATAGTAGCCTTCTTCATTGAGGTCAGCAATCCATTGCTTTTGTTCTTTGGATGGATAGCAAGTCTTGTCTGCTTTAATCTCTAGGAATAGTCCTGCATACTCACTATTGACTTTACATATTTGCATATCAGGAAAGCCTTTAACATAGCCAGTTTTCTTGGCTAGTATTGCTTGTTTCATAGATGTTCTTATGCCACCTAGTGAGGCACAGTACCTTAGATTAGGATAAGTATATTTTATATATGTGCAGAATGAGGATTGGACTAATGCTTCTTTCTTCATAGCCATACCCCCTATGCCCCCTTATGCCCCCTATGCTTACCCCCTCTTCCCCCATCAGTATAGGTAGTACCCTTAATGAGTTGATACATTAAAGGTTGAGATACTTTGTATTTCCTAGCAAGAGATGAGATAGTTATCTTCTCTGTGGCAGTAGTGTATTCTTTTCTGATAGCATCTGCTTCATCAACAGTAAACTTTCTTCTGGAGTAACCTCCACCTCTACTATCTTTTCTATCTTCTATTCTTATCTTTCTAATCTTTGGCATAATCTAATATTCATCATCAAACCTATCAGTAGTTTCACCATATTGATTTTCAATATCAATACTTGTAATTGTAACATCTACTTTATTTAGGTTCTTTTTATTTATATAACAAATTCTATCTATTAATTCTTGGTCATTCTTTATTTCATTTATATCAGATGTAAGAACAAATGTATCTAGTGTTCCTTTAATTGCTTTTCTAGTTACAACTTTCTTATTCTTTATCTCGTAAGATACAAATACTCTAAAGATTGGTTTTTTCATTTTTAATTTTATCTAACTCAAACTCTAAGTGGTTAATAGCCTTCTGTATGCAATCAACACTTGTGCTATGCTTACGCTTTGCTCTCAAGAGATATGTAGTGGCAGTACCGATATTATAGGATAAATCAAAATCTTCTACAACTTTCCTAGCCTCATACCCATAAACTCTACCAATGTAATAGTTTGGAGTTTTATCTTTACTATAATCTATTTCACCACCACTCCATTTATTATCTTTATCTTCTATCACCTCATCTTGCCAAGTATTAGTTGGAGTCCATCCATTCCTGCCTTTATCGTGATAGTGTTTGTTATGCTTTGTCATTTAATTTATCTATATTGTTTTCTAACTTCTTATTCCTTTGTCTTGCTATCTTGCCTTCAACATAGCATAAGGCAAATATATATAAAATCACAACACCAACAATCATTAAAGCACCAATAGTTGCACTATTCATTATTTAATAATTTTAATAATTGATGTGGTGTATATATTCTGCTATCACCTGAATAGTTTTCAAAGATACAAGTAAAGTTATCATTCTCCCAAGTCCAAAGACTTCTGACATTCTTTTTAATGTGATTGTTTAATATCCATTTAATTGTTTTGTAAGTTCTTTCCATATTATTTTTGATTTTTATACCAAACTCCATATCCTGGTGCTTTTCCAGTAAATGCAACTTTTTTAAGTACAACTAATTTTTCTTCACTATCCTTTTTATACTTAGGGTTTTTACTATTTAATTTTCTCTTTTTCATATCTATTGTTTACTTTAGTTAGGAAAACAAGTTTGGTGGGGTTGGAAAAAAAAGGAATATTAACAATTAAGGGTTTAAGAGTTTCCCTGTTATTATTATTATTATTTATCCCCACCATACTCATCATAATCATCATTTATAATTTCAGAACAGAAATAAGCCTCTAAAATACAAGCGATTATAACTATTCCCCATATTATCATAAATGTTTTCATTTGTCAAAGATATAAAAATAATTCAATTTTATACAAATTAATTTCTAAAACTTTTTCCCTTGATAATCACCACTTTACACTTTCTTAGCCTATCTAAAGTCCTTTCATCATATCTTTCTTTAAGTGCTTTTGGTGTTAAATTTGTAGTAATTAATAATGTCTTTGAACTATCCTCAGCATAAGAAATTGCATCAGCAACTGCATCTATCTTAGTACCATAATCATTTTTAATACTCTCAGTTCCTAAATCATCAATGATAATAAATGGTGCTTTGTTTCTATCAACTGCACCTAATTCTTTTGCAGGAACGCTTCTTAATATCTTATTTGTTCTTGTTCTGAATATAGCAGGAATAACAAAGTTTAATATAGTCGATTTACCTAATCCACACTCTCCCATCAACATCAAACCTCTACCTTTTGTATCTACCATCCAGTCAATAATCTCATCATAAGCAGGTAGATGCTCATACTTCTCGACTGTTCTATCGTAATACTCAAAAGACTTAATAAACATTTCTTTTATTTCTTCTCTTTCTCCTAGTTTATATCTATTAAAAACCTTTGGCTGCAGAAAGTCTGCATTTTTAAATGTATCTTCTATTGTTCTCATAGTTTAAAATTTACCATCACCATAATCTCCTCCTTTCTTATGTCTGTGTGATGTTGTGTTATTGTTATTAGTTTTATTTTGTCTTTTTTCCCAAGTTCTTACACAGGCCTTCCAATCCTTCATTTTATTTTTACCTATCAACCAATTTTTACTTTCATAGAAATCAAAAAAAGTTTCTGAATCTATACCATTATCTCTCCATAAACAATATTCTTTAATATCATTAATAGTTGGTTTTTTAAAAGAAGCCCCTTTATTATTAATATGTTTATCTTTAGATAAACTAATACTATCTTTAAAGTTTTCTTTAATACCCCTCCCTTTATTTTCTTTAATACCCCCTTTAAGAATTGTTATATACCTCCTGTCAATTTCTTTAGTACCTCCTTTGTAAGTGTAATAGGTTGATACATATCCGTTTGCAACTAATTCACTAACCCATTTAGATATTGTTACAACACTCTTTCCGTAAAGGTTAGAAAAATATTTATTTGTGGCAAAGCACTCACCATTGATGTTAAGTAGTGCAGTAATTTCAGCATATAATAATTTAGCATTTGCAGTTAGACTCTTATCATATCTAACCTCAGCACTTATTATAGCGTAGTAGTTTGGTTTTTCTTTCATTGTTTTTAGTTTTAGTTATTTTTTGGTATCTCTAATTCATAGCACTCTGTATAGGTGGACATAACTACAGTCCATTTACTTACCTGTTCGTGGGTAAACCAACAAAATCTTGCGTATATGGAGTTCAATGGCTGTATGAACAAATAGTGCGTAATTTTCTTTTTAGGGTTGTTGTGGGCTTTAAAATTAACTCTAAGGGTATTCCCCTCACTCTTTACACCTTTAACATCAATGTAGTATAATTCACCAATACCTTCCATAATTAAGTCAGCCTCAACAACTGGTCTTTCCTCAATTAGTGGTGCAGCCTTGTATCTTATGCCTTTATTGTTCTCCATTAGATGCCTTCCAATAAGTTCTGCAAATATTCCTAACTGAGATATAGAGTGTTCTTGATTGCCTCTATATTTTTCTGTGTTTTTGTTATAAACATTAGAAGATAACATACTCCTTACCTTAGCAAGTTCATCAGATAGTTTGATGAAAGTGCTAGGATAAGTTGTTTTTTTCCATTTAATCATTAGAATGGTAAGTCATCATCTCCAGTTGTTGATTTAACTTTCTTAGGTGATGTTTTTTTATCAGTTGGTGGCTCATAAGTGTTTACATAAGCATAATGAGTTGCACCTTTCTCAGATGGTTCTCTTCTTTCTGAAATCACCATAGAAACCCAACCGTTCTTTGAGTTTGCTTGTAGTTCATCCATCTTAAAGTTAGCAACCATCATTGTACCATACTTCGTATCAATATTTTTGATACTACTTGGCAAGTAAACCTTCTCTTTTTTCTCTGTCATCTTTTAATTTTTTAATTTTATATAATTTGGTTAATGATTCATTTATTTTATTTAATTGAGTTTCTAGTCCTAATATTTCCTCATCTACCTCAACTTCAATAATCTTATCTTCTACTCTTCTAAATGTATCAGAATCTTTAGTGTAATTATTGTAAAAGAACTCAAACTTTCTTGTGTGATGTATAATAGATGCGTGATGTAGATTGGTAACCTGACCTATCTCAGTAAGAGTTAATCCAAACATCTCTCTTAATATATAGATATACATTCTCTTAGCAAATATAATGTTTTTCTTTCTGCTTCCCAAAAACATTTCATCTTTCTCAATGTTATAAATATCTGCTAATTCTTTTGTAATTACATTATGGTAGTAATCACTAAATTTTAATCTTCTTCTTCTCATTTTGTTATAAACATTAGAAGATAACATACTCCTTACCTTAGCAAGTTCATCAGATAGTTTGATGAAAGTGCTAGGATAAGTTGTTTTTTTCCATTTAATCAT